ATCACTACCATTATAGTCACCAGTCTCATCGTTAGAGTTCCCGTTCATTGTGTAAGTAGCAATATTAGAACTAGGGAAAGTCTCATTTAAGAGATTCATATTGTCATTGTCAGAAGCAGTCTCATTGTATAAAGCTGTGACTTGACTAGTATTGAGTGCTGAGTTGTATATTCTTACTTGGTCTATACTTCCATTAAAATATCCAAAAGAACCAAAATTTCCACTTCTTACCCCTAAGTGAAATACATTTGTAGAGGTACTGGAATATTGCATTGCAGCATTTAATGTATAATTTAAGGCAGTATCATGCACACCGTTTATATACCCCTTTATAGAAGTACCGTCTATAACGAACGCTACATGATACCAAGTCCCATTTACCAAAGTGGTATTGCTATTCGGGCCTGTAAGAAAGATTCCATTGTTTCCTCCGTAGTATGAAATTTTATTATTATTTACTATACTAGAAAAACCTTTCCAATTACCCCCTGTTTGGTCTAAACCACCATCATAAATCCCAACACCTGATTGACTATAGTCATTTGAATATATCCAATGAGATATAGTGTAAGTAGTAAGTTTAAATGCAGTGTTATCTAATGTTATTCCGCTACTACTCCCATTAAACACCGCAGCATTTCCAAATTGCCCTGTAGCATAGGTTACGTTTGATGCAGTCCCATCATAGTTTCCAGAAACGTCAGTAGCGTCCCCGTTTAGTTTATATGTAGCTACATTAGAACTATTAGATTCGTTAGTTCCAAATACGTTCAGCTCTTCAGCCAAACACTCTACAGCTTCTTCAGCTCCAGCGTTAAGTAATCTGTGGTTTATCATGTCTTATATTTCTTCTTCCTCAGTTGGGAAGTATTGTACTTTATAGTTTAATGCGTCAATGTAGTTATCTATAGCTTCTATTTCGGTCTCTAGTCTATCACACTCCTCTAGAATGTTTAGTCTCTCCTGCTTATCACTGTCAGACATATCTACACCTCTCTCAACCTGTCTTATAACTTTCCAGTCTGAATCTTTAAGCATTTCTCCACATTTACGCCTAACTTCTGACTTCAATGTTAATTTAACGTTAAGCAAATCCTCATCTGTAAATACTTTGTCAGTTACGTCATAAGTAAATACCTTATCTTCTTCATTCCAATAGATACCACTCTTTTCCTGCGTTCTAGCGTCGAATGACGGCTTAATGACATCAAAGTATCCGTTAGCCTCTAAAACGTCCTTAGAAGCCTTCCTAAAGCTTAATACGACCCCCTGAGCTCCTCTGTGGACTTCTGGAAGTGTCTTATATAGTTTTATATTCCCGTTTTCTATTCTACCTTTCATATTATTGAGCTTTAGAAATTGATAACCAGTACTCAGAAGCACCAGTCTTGACTATTTGTATAAAATTACTTACAGTTCCGTCATAAGTTCCTGTAATAGTATTAACTCCAGCAGGAAACGTAGGAACAAACTCACCAGTGAGTATTAGGTCTTTAACCATTCCTATCTCGTCGTTAGAGAATGAGAAGGTAGTATCTTCAGTCATTGTTACAGTGAACACTTGAGAGGAAGTAAAATCTAGAGCAGCAGCTCCAGCAGATGGAGTAACAGCGTTAGATGTCTTAAAGTCTGTAGTTAGTTTAGCAAAAGAAATAGAATCATCCTTTACACTTATCTCAGTACCTGTTATCTCTATAGTAACGTCATCCACAGTAATACTAGTAACGTCAGAAGCGTTAGCTAATTCCACCCATGCTCCAGCGTGAGCATAATACATTTTGCCGTCAGCGTGTGAGTGAGCTATAGCTCCGTGATAATTAGTAGCACTAGGGAAAGAAGCTTGGTCTGCATAAAAGAAAGCTATCTTATTAGCTCCAGTAGCGTCTATAGTTCCCTGAACTGTTAAGTCTCCAGAGATTGTAGTATTACCTGTAGAGCTTACTAATATACCTATACTATTACCTTGTCCGTCAGTTAACTCTTTAGCAGAAGCTGCAACGTTACCGTTATCAATGAACTTAACTAGTCCCTGATAGGTTTGGTTTATTTGATTTCCGTTTAATGATGCCATGTCTTAAATGTTCCACCCTCCGAATGTGATGTCCCTTTGTGGGTGTATCTCATCCTTTTGAGCTGTTAAATATTCAGTGTATAGGTCATGAGCGTAATGTCTCAAGTGGTCAGCTAGTCTTCTAGCGTAATGCTCAGCAGTATCTCTAGTAGCCTCCTTCATTCTGTCTACCTCTTCTACGGAAGGATTATCTCCATTCTCTGAAGTCTTTTTAAACACTCCCTTATTACCTAGTGTGTACTGGGCAAATGGTAAGAACTCTAGAAACGTGTACTGGATTAATACTGGCTTAACATAGTTATTTACTAAGGCTAAATAGTCCCCTGTAAGTGTACTAGCTAAAATGTCTGTTTGTATCCTCTCGTACAATGGAGTCCCTAGAAGCCCTTGGACGTGTATATCCTGAGCTATCTTTACAAAGTGAAGTACTTTGTCCATATCAATGTTACCACTCAATGGAGTGTGCCTCACGAGGTCTTCTCTACTTATAAATAGTGCTGTCATTATTATTTACCTTTTGTGTAATTAGGGTGATGTCCTTTGTCGGCTCTATCTATTTGAGCTTCTGCAACTCTCTTAGATTGAGGCTTAGCTTTCCAACCAGCTTTCTTAGCATCATTAACCGATACTTTTCTAGTGTTAGTTAGTCCAGCTCCTCCATAAGGCTCACCGTCTTTTCTTAATCTCTTCTTATATATTCTACGCTCCCAACCATGGTAGCAGTTAACTCCTCCTTTGTGCATCCAGATACTGTAAGGTTGGCCGTTGTGACCTAGTTCAGTATTCATGCCTTTCATCTTTCTAATATCTTCTTTTCTGTAAACTTTACCAGAACCTTCTAGAGCTCTACAAAATGCTCTACTAGATGACTTAGAGTTAGATGACTTCTTTGAGCTTCTATGTACATAAGCATATCTTACTTTAAATAACTTAGTGTCTTCACTTGAAGGCTTCATAGCTGTAAGTTCTACAGTCCTGTTAAGGTTAGCCTCTATATCATCGTCCTCTGTCTCGTCCATATCGATAGTAGCGTTAAGAAGTTCCCACTCTTCACTAGGAGCATCTTCTCCAAACTTATTCAAGTGTCTTAACCAACCAATCTGGTCTTTCTCGTCAAAAGAAACGTCAGAGCTTAGGTTAGCCTTCTCTTTTTTTTTACTATCTTCTGGAGTAGTAGTACCTTTCTTACCAGTTCTCTCTTCTCTCTCCTCAGCATCTTCTGCCTCTTCAGCTCCTTCTTGAAACTCAATAGGTTGAATATTAATGAAATACATTTTTTCACTGTAAGAGTTAAGCTCTAACACTTCCTCTATAAATGAAATAAACTCATCTTGGTAGGTCTTAATAACTGTAGAGTGGAATAGTTGACTAGCTGTCATAATCTCGTCAGCGTTATTACCTAAACCTCCTCCAGTTTCTCTAATACCTAAAAGCATAGGACTAGTTACTCTATGTCCCACTAGAATCTTGCCTCTGGCCTCGTCAGCTAAATACTCGTAGTGGGCAGGAGCATCATTCAGCGGAAGGTCTTCTACTGTAGTCTTATTGTCAGCAGATTCGTTGAATGCAACTATTACCTTCTCACCTCGAGCACCTGTAAGCTTTCTCTTAACATCCATAGTGATTCTGTCTCTAGCTTCCTTGTCAGGGGTTCCGTTATTGAAGTTAATAACTTTAGTGCCTGAGAAGCCGTTCTGAATGTCGTTCAAGTGATAAGTTCCTATCTCTCCTTCTAATTCACAGTAAGGAAGAGCTCCAGAGTAATCTACTGGACAGAAGTAAGTATAACCAGATAAATATGGTTTAATAATGTATAGTTCAATATTCTCTTTAGAGTTACCAAATGTAGGAATCCTTTTAAGCTTGTCTGACTGCTTGTAAGCTTTCCAATTAGGGTGATAGTAGTAAGCGTTAATGTTACCCATCTCGTCAGCTTTCTCTGGCCTTAGAGTGTGTATAGGGAAGTGCTTAATCTCTTTCACTTGTCTTTTGTTACCTCTACCAGTGTAGATAACTTGAGCAGCAGCCTGTCCTAGCATCTTTCTCTCTAGTATGAGCTTCTTTAAGTCTTTTTGGTTTACTAGCTTCTTAAGCTCCTTAACTTTGTCTGAGTCGTCTTCCATATCTAATATAGAAAGCCCTTCACCAAATGTCTGGTCAACTATAGACTTTATAGCAGCGTTATTAGTAGCTGAGCCCATGTAGCAGTCAATAAGGAATTGATAGTAGTCGTTATCCTCACCGTAAGCTACCCACTTAAGTCTTCTGTCTTCAATGGCTTTAGGTGATTCGTAGCTGGATAAATTTAATACTTGTAGCATATTATTCAAAAATTAAAAAATCATTACCAGAGCTAATCGTAGTAGTGTAGTTATCGTTATTAATCTTATACTCAGAAACTGTCTGAGATGTAGAGAATATTTTACCTTTGTAAATTGTATTGTCATTCTCGTCTTTTAATCTCATATTATAACTAGCCTCTTCAGACAAGCTCAATATGTTTCCATGTCCATGAGATTCATGCTCACCCTCTTCACCATCACCGTTAGGGTTAATAGTTAGTGTGGTATAGTACCCCATCATAGTAAGTAATCCATCATAGTGGTTCTCCTCAGTGTCGTTCTCTGCCTTTATATAAACAGTAACATCCATAGTCTCACCTTGGCTCAAATTAGCTCTAGTGGTTATGTTGACATTTATCGGCTCTGTGGTGCTCTGGATATAATTCATAAATCCTTTATTTAAAAACAATTACGGTACACTTTTGTATAATAAAAAAACCCCACCGTTAGGCAGGGCTTAGTATTTTAGAAGCTTGAGGTATTAAGAACCTAAAACGACGTTGAAGTCAGTAGCCAATGTACCAGTGTACAATTTAGCCAATCCTTTTTCAGTCGCAGTAAAAGTCAATTCATACCCAGACTTATCTCCCATTGCAGTTCCAGTGGAAGTAGTGGCGTTCATCTCAGAGCCATAGTCTTCACCCATAACGAATATAGAACCGTTATTGTCCTCAATCAAAATGTGGGGACGGCCATAAGCTAAAAGCTTAACCTCTTTGTTAGTAGCAGCATCCTGCTTTTTAAGACTAACAACTAAAGTTTGCTCAGCAAATGTAGTTCCATTCTCTCTTGAAGAAGTAAGTGATTGGTCAAAAGATGAGTTACCTCTAAGGTCGTATTTGTAAGCATCAGGAGTAGTCGCACTGATTGCAGAGATTGCCTCGTCAGCAACTGTCCAGCTCTCAGCGTCTCCAAAGTTTACAAAGTAGATAGCTTTCAAGCCACCGATTTGGTCTTTGCATCCTTCCAATCTGCCTAAAGAAATTTCACAACTCATATTTGAAAAATATTAAAAATTAATAAAAAAGAGGGGCAGGGTTAGCCACCCCTCAGAATTTTTTAGCTATTAGCTAGCAACAGAAAGAACGATTTCAGAACCGATAGCGTGTTGTACACCAGCAGTAAATCTCATAACGATTCTTACGTTTTGACTTCCGTCGATGTCAGCAAGGTCAATCAATTTAACCTCGTTCATATCAGACTGTAAAGAAGTACCGAAGAACATATTACTTTTCTCCATAGCAACCATTTGACCAGAGTTAAGACCATTGGCAACGAAAAGCTTAACGCCTTCAAAGTCCATAGCAGTCTGTCCAACGTGGTAAAGGTCTTTGTAACCTAAAGCAGCTTGAGCTCTAACATAACTTCTAGCTTCAGCTTGAGAAATGTAGATAGCTAGGTCGTCAGAACCGTAGATAGTGTTAGGAATAGCGTCAATAACGTTACCTAAACGGTCGATAATGTTAGTAGCATCTGTAGCTCCAGTTTCAGCAACGTCAACAACGTCAGCGTCAGCAGTAAGGTTAGCAATGATTCCAGCGTACTCACCAGAAACAGCAGCGTCACCTTGCCATAGGTTTACTTCGTTCTTAGTTGCAACTTTAGCAGCAACGTGAGAAAGCAAGTAATCAGCAAATGAAGTAGGTAGGTTATCATGAGCAGAGAATCCCTGTTCGATAGTCAACCAATCTCCATGGAAATTTTTCTTACAAAGCTCCATATTAACTTGGAACTCATCAGGCTGAAGATATCTCTCAGTGATACCTACAGAAGAAGTAGCTGTGAAATCACAACTAGCGTCGGCAATAACGTCACCAACGTTAATTTTCTGCATAACTTCTCTAAATTTGATGTTTGGCTTAACAGTCAAACCACCTTTATCTAAAGTAGTAGCAGGAAGCAAAGCAGCAGCGATGAAGCCAGCAGCTTTTTCACCAGAATAACTGGTATTAGTAATAGAAAATGAAGTAGCCATTTTAAATAATAATTAAGGTTAATAAAAAAATTTAGTTAATATACTTGTACACTCTGTCTAAAACAGAACCACCATGGCCACCAATCTTTTTCATTTCTTTGGCTGCACTGGTCTCAGGTGAATGAGTTAAAGGTTTAACCTCTACCTCTACAACTGGAGCATCTTCCTTAACCGCAGCATCAAGTAGCTTCTGCATTTCTGCTAGCTTACCTTCTAACTCAGCGACTTTAGGGTCGATAACCTGCTCTTCCGCCTTATCGGCTTCTTTAGACTCTTCAGTTACTTCTTCTGCCTTAGTCTCAGCTACCTCTGGGGTAGGCTCAGCTTTATCGGCATCGTCCATAACCAATTCCCCTTTAGCGTCAGCAGGAGCTTCTACAGCTTCTTCCTTGGCCTCTGGAGCTTTCTCTTCTACTTTTGTCTCAGTAGTCTCCACTTCTGGAGTTGCTTCTTTTGTCTCATCTGCTACTGGAGCAGTTTCTTGACTCGCATCTGCTGTGATATTCAGAGCGTCAGCGATTTTTTTAATAGTTTCTTTTGCATTCATATTAAATTGTCTTTATTTAAAAACAACTTAACTGGTGCATTTTAAACTAGTTAGGAAAGTCAGAAGCTACGTCGTCTTCTATAGTCTCAGACCTAGTATTTCTAGTGACGTCAGAGGTCTGATTCCCTCCGTAGAGAGAACCGAATCCTTGACCCTTAGCGTCTTTTTTCCACAGCTTACCTGCGTTCTTAGCTACATGGTAGTATTTACTTCCTTTGAATGGCATATTATTATGTTAATCCGTTAATATTTACAGTTTC